CATCATAACCACAAATTAGATTGCCATCCTTATCAGTTGTAATACATTTGACAGGAAAGCCAGCTCTTTCAGAAAATGTTTTGTTATCAACATGAAAGACGATACCTTTGTTCAGACTTGGTTGTCCATCAATACTCAGATAGTAATGTAGTTCTCTTTCTTTTTGTGAGTATGCACCAACTGCAGCAGGTAATTTATCTCTACTCAAGCGGTCAAAAAATTCTTGTAAGCCTTGACTTATTTTTTCCAATGATAAAGATGCACCACCATCCAAACCACCTTTCAGTATGTAGATACCGTCTTGTGAAAGAAAGGACAAACCAATGTTTGGTATTGGAACAATGGAGTGAGGTGATAATGTGCCTACACCTTGTATGAATGGCACTAATTCAAAACCATTTACACCATCACCACGAATAAGGTCAATGGCATTTTCTCTGAATACAAGTAATGAGTTGTAGTATGGTGCCAAAGCTGTGATGTCTCCACCTTCTCTGGTTCCAACCTCAAAATAGTCATCAGCTCTGTATGTATCAGGTTGTAGTGGCCTTGAATAATACAGACGTGTTGGGTCCATTTCACCACCATCAACAAAAAGAGTATTTTTGAAAGCTGCTGAGAACCTTGCTGAGGTTGATGGAAATACAACACTATCATTTGCTGATGGTGCAGCAGCACCTAATTGACTATCACTTAGGAAGTCCGTATAGATTGTATCGCTGTTGTTATTTATTTGTTTGCAGAAGAAATAGTCGTCCGTTCCATTTGTGGTTCTATAGATACGACGTGCCTTTACACCGTTTGGTCCTGTGGGTATCTGAACGATAAGGCCAGGAAGAGGCACTGCTGTTGTTGAACCACGGGTCAAGTTTGAACTTTCCCATTTAGCTTCATTACTTTCTGCTGATAAAGGACTTTCAGAACCGTTTTCATTTACAAACGTTACTTTGTAGATGTATCGATTTACTGCTTCGTCTGTTTGTGTTCCTAAACCTCTGTATGATGGGTCTTCAAAGTATTGTGTAAAACCTGAATTACTAATGTAAGTGTCAGTGCTTTCCAAAAATGTTTTTGGTGTTAGTGATGAGTTGGCAGGACCAGGTGTTCTGACTGTTGGTGTTCCTGGTGTGCTACGCCATCCTAAGTCATACACATAGTCTGATGGATTACCACCACTTGATTGGCCTCTAAATTTTACCGGTCCATCGAAACCATTAGTAATAATAAGATAACGACCAAAAGGTTCATAACTTGTATGTGGTTCATTGTCTGTTGGCACCTTTCTATTGTCTAATAATTCTACATTCAGATTGTTGGCAAACCTGAGCATGTATAGTTTTCCATTGCTTTCGTAAAAAAGCTGTTGTTTTGCACCTGAATGTTGTTGAAACATGTAAATACTATCAACAGCTCTTTGGTCGCTGCCAGCAAATGGTGAAAAAGCAGATTGATTACTAAAAAGTTTTTCATAACCTAACTGATTGTGCCATGCTTTGTTCTTTGGGTCGTATCTGAAGTTTTCTATTCGATTGGCACTTTCTGTAGGTGCAGGTAGTCCTATGAACACACCTTTCTGTGGAAATACTTCAAGTCTTCTGTCTGTCTTCATTGATTATGCTCCGTCAGCACCTGTTGTTTTTGTCAAAGTTTGGAATGGTCTTACACGTATCGGTCCTGTTTTGAAACCTTCTTTGATGTAATACGCACTTCTTTGAGTAAGGTGTTTGTTTTCTATCATTTGTAATTCTTTATCTGCCTTTCTTTCATAATACACCGCTTTTGCTTGATTGTCATGCTTCATAAAAAATTCTTGGCATGCACGATAAACAAGGTATCGATGAGTATCATGTGGTGATTTAGGCACATCAAAGTCATCCAACAAGTCAGATGGATAAGCTATGTATCGAACACGAATTGGTGTGATTTCAGCTGGTCTTGGAAACAAGCGTATTCTCCAACGTGTTGTAATGTCTGGTTTGGCTCTTGGTATGTTCATCAAGTCTTCTAATGCTGACATGTCAACTGATGTCATTGGCCATGTAAATGCTGTATTGTCATCATCGATTTGGACGTATGGAAAAGCTGTAATAGGAGCACTATCAATAAAAACTTGTGATAAGTCTCTGTAAAAGTCTTCACTGAATGTAGTAGCACCATCTTTACCAGTTACTGATTTTAGTCTGACATAAAACTTTTTACGGCGTCCAAAAACACCTTGTGATGTTGTATCATTTGTATTGAATACAGGTATTTGATTTGTTCCAATTGTCAATTCAAATGGGTCTGATAATTGACTTTCTACACCACGCCATACATAACTCATTTTGAATTCATAAGTTCCTGCTGGCCATCCAGGTGTCAAACCAGTTGTTGTAACTGTAAAGTCTCTGATTGCACGAGGTGTGTATCTTGTTGCGTCTTGGATACCATTTGGCTCCATGTCGTATGGAACCCAATTGACTGGTGTTCCTGTCATGTCAATTCGTAAGTCTAATTCTTCATCTCTTTTACGTGTAAGTTCGTAAGCATGTCCTAATGCATTACCTCTACCACTACCTGCTTCATCTATGTTTCGTATTCCTACAGAAAGTATTTGTGAGCAGTCCTTTGGCATTCTAAGATAATAAGCTTTTGCCTCTGCAGTAATTGTATCGGCTGATAAACCACCTGATTGCCAATTGACATGCTGTAGGTTTGATGATAATTTACTTACATGTAATGATGTATTAGGTAAGTCTACCTTGTCAATAACATACAGACCATCGTCATCAGTGTTTGCTGCATTGCTGATAACTAAGAAGTCTCCTTCATGATTTATCAAACCTTCTCTGAATGGTTTGGCAATGTTTGTGCAGTTTAGTATTTTATTTTTGAACTTACCTGCAGTTGTATTTGATGCTATTGTAGCAGCTGTGTCTGTTGTGTCTGGATGAGAATAAACATCCAGTGTTTGTTGTGCAAATGTCCATGGTTGGCTAAGATAGAAATTTAGATAAACCTCATTTATTATTCTATTCAACTCTGTATTGTAAGCAGCAACATTCGGATTGTAGTCCAAAATGTTTCCAACCATGTCTCTCATGTCTTTTAGGTTCATTTCTACCTCATAAAAAAAGCCCGCCCACCCGGGCGGGCCCATCATTTAGATGTGATAAATTTGTAAATTAGAATTGTTTTACAATTACAACGTCTGCTACGTTTCCAGATGCTGCTTCCAACTGATAACCTATGATTACCTGAGTTTGAGAAGCTGCATACTGAGTAGCTCGACCACCTGTAGATGAACCACAGATACGGTCGCCAGTATTACCACCAGTTGCAACGTTAGCATCTTTCTTGAAGCCTTTGATTACGACTGTTCCTTGCTCACCGCTTCCGATTGCTTCATCAGCAACTCCGATAGCAAGAACAGTTGCTCCTGCACCACTATTGAGTTTTTTGATGTAAAGCAACTTTTCACCGTCGGTTGATTTAGCAAGGTCAAGACATACAAAGTCTCCATCGCTGATAGCTTCAGATGCAATGAAAGTTTCAACTTGACGTCTATTGGAAACTAATACGCTGTCGGCTCCTACAGAGGCTCCTTCATCAGATGCGAATAGTTTTTGTAATAAAGTAGATGTAGCCATGTTATCCTCCTATTATGCTTCTGCATCCACAAGGAGTCCTTGTGAAGCTAAGTGTTGAACGTAGATTTGCATACGTGTAAAGATGTTAGCTGAACGTGATACATAACCGGAGATGTCTTTGAAGTCGTCCATTTCGAACTGAGCTGCAGAGTCAAAACCAATTTTGATGTATTTGGTGTTCAAGAAGTATGCTGAGATAATACCTTCATTGGTTGCTGTAGAACCAGGTATCTGAACTGAGGAACCAAGGAATGGGTCAGCATGAAGCATTGCACCATTGAAAGCCAAAGCAAGACGACCACCATCGAGAACTTTCTCATCGATGTATCTTTCTTGATTTTGCAGTAAGTCCTTGTATTCTGTGTAGAACTGCTTAGAGCAGATAATAAGGTCAGGAGCTGAACCATCAGGTGTATTCAATTGGCAATCAAGATAGAGATTAGTCATGTCTTGGATACCAGTTGTAGCGAAACCAGCATTTGAGTCAGCAAATTGGTTTTGAAGTCTGGCAAATGTTCCTTTCGAAAGACCACCGACTGAACCAGTTTGAGAACCGAAAGCTTGGTTGTCAAAGAAACCACCAGATGTATTACCACCTGAAGTAGATTGAGAAAGTCCATTGAATGTTCCTAAATTGGTAAGAATTGAGGATGCATTTGCAAGAACCTGCTTTTCAACTTCACGTTGTAGCATACCCATAACTGAAGTCATACGAGCTTCTGCTATGTCGATGATTGCTCTTTCACCTTTGTTTGAAAGTTCTTCTGATTTAGTGATAACAACTGGAGCTACAAAGTCGCACCATTCGTAAGACATGTTTCTCAAAACATCTTTTACTGCAAGATTGACTGGTTCATACCCAGATGATAATTGTGTGATTGAAGAATGTTCTTCAAGGATGGCTGGAACGTCCAATTTTTGTCCGCCATCATAAGTTACTACTCCGCCGCGCTCACGCATCTTTGAAAGAAGTGGAACCGCCTCAAAAAGTTGGTCAACTGCTTCGTCCAAAAGAATTCGCATTGTCGAGGATAGTATTTCATTACTAATAGCCATGATTTATTTCCTCCGGTTTATCATGTTTTGTTTCTGTTTTGCATCGTAGGTTGTCCAAACGGGTCCTATGAAGCTTATCCACTCTGATGCGTGAATGGGGCTTTTCTAAAATAACCACTTTTTTTTCCTTACTTGCCATTATTTTTTAGCCAAGCATAAATTTGGTGAGCTGATTTTAGGTTTTTAGGAATTTGTTTTTGTTCCCTGGCACCCGCACCTGATAATTTCAAACCTACTTCTCGCATTCTTGCTTGACGTGCATCAAGTTCTGTTTTGAGTTTTTTGTTTTCTTTACTAAGTGCTTGACCTTTTGCGATGTAATAAGCATCTTCCAAACTAAGCGAACCATTATTGACCAAAAGCTCTTTTACTTCAGCCTTATAGTCCATTAGGTCTGGGTTTTCTGACTTGAAACGTTCTAACTGCGCACGTTTTCTCATCACTGCTTGCTCTTCACGAATTGGATTTAGCATGTCTTGTAGTCGTCTTGCAACTTCTTGCTCAATACGTTTATTGAAACTATCTGTATCGTATGGGTCAAGCTCAACATTTTCAGTGCCTGCCTTTTCTTGTAGATTGTTCATAAAAGTCTCGGACGTCATTGATTGTTTCAATGCTTCCATTTCTTTCTTTTGCTGTGCAATTTCTTGAGTTTTTCGTGTGTAGTCAGCACGTAAATTAGCCAAAAGCTTTTGTGCTTCATCAGGTAAAGATTGGATTACACGGTTGTAGTCAATACCTTTATGACCGCCTTCTCCTATCTCTGCTTCTTGAAGTTGTTCCATTGTCATTTTTTCAGGCGTTGGTGGAGTTGGACCTTCATGGGCTTGCTGTAAAGCTTCACCTACTCTGTCTCTCCCCAAAGACTTTTTATTTTTGATAAATGTTTCAACTTCTTCTGGTGTTGTTCTTACATCTGCGGTTGTTATTGTTTCAGTCCCGGCTTCTACAACATTCGCCGCAGGGGTGCTGATTTCTTCGCTCATTATTTCTCCTATGCTCTCATTCGAGCCATAAATAGTTCTTCTTCATCTTCTTGTGGCATGACCGGTTTTTTGGTGGTCATTACATTGGTATCCCCTCCACTCATTTCTGTGGTTGGTATTCCAAACTGGTTTTGCAAGTCTCCCATGCCTTGTGGTTTGGCAAGGTATGCTGCTAATACTTTATCGCCAGCTGCAGCATCAAGCTTACCAGCCAACATTTTGAGGTCTCTGTCAGATTTTAGGTCATCAAAACTAAATACTAATTCATCACGACCAGCATCTCTTGCAGCTGCATTTACCATGTCTAAGTTTCTGATAAGCTCAGGTGGTAAGCGGTCAGGTGCAGTTTCGAAGCTTGGATAAGGTGGTGCTCTAAAAATTTGATTGACACGGTTCAGTGCATCAACAACTTTATTTAGTGCTGGTTTGGAAAAGTCGCCTTCGATTACAGCAGCTTCACCTTCTTCCTTATCTAATTCTTTGGCGCCTTCAATCAACTTGATTTCCATTTCTTTCGGGTCGCCCATTTCATCTAACATTGAAACTTCTTCTCTTTCCATTTCTTTTTCTTTCATTGGTTCTTTCATTTTACTATACTCCTATGTTGCTTCAGATAGGCTTTACCTTCTTCAGCCATTTTATCTTGTTTTGCTATTGTATCAAAGTGTTGTGTTTCATACTTCGTCAACTCTTCATCTGACACTCTGATTTTTCCATTTGCGGTCATCCATTTCTCCTGTTCCCTTTTATTATGGAACCGTCTTCCTGATTGAACGCACCAGAAACCATTGACACCATGCTGACCTGTCATGTCTCCCCAACCATTTGGAGTTTTTGCAAATAGACTTATCATCTTTACTAATTTACCTCCACAGCTGCATTTCCAACCTGAGTAGTCAGTGTCATGTTTTACTAATTCTTCATGTTCGTATCCACATGATTTACATTGAAATTCGAATAATGGCATTATTGGTCTCCTAAAATTGCACGTAAGTTGTTAGGGCCAACAGGTTGCGATAGTTGTTGTAATTCTGTAGCATCTGGTTTGATTGCTGCACCTGAGGCCTTTGCTTTTGCTGCTGAGATAGCGGCTTCTGCTTCTTTGTTTGCTTCTTCGATAAATGTATCAGGTAGTCCAAGACTTCTTACCAGTTCGTTGAGTAATGTTTTGTTTGGAACACCTAAACCTTGTAATGTTGGTATTGACTGTATGAACTCACGTTTTCTTACACTTTCACTGATTGGTGTCATTGCTTGGTCTTGTGCATAAACTACCCAGTCAGATTGTAAGTCTTGTGGTTTCACTACTTCTGCTTTGTTGTCAATAACAACTGTATCGTTTCCATTTTCTTCTAAAAACATGGATAAAATTATGATGTAATTTTCAGCAACTGCCTCAATGGTCAAGTCTCTTTCTCTTGCCAGTCGTCCAATTTCTGATGACGAGTATGCGGCCAACGCTGCAATTTCTGTTGCTGAAGAACGAGTGCTTTCTCCTCTGGTGAATGGCGCCAAGATGCTGCCTTTGTCTTTGTCTGCTTGGACTGCTTGGTAGTATCTTTCAAGTTCGGGCGGGGTGGGGTTCTGAGGTAAAGAAATAATAGAACCAGGAAGGTCATCATCATCAATTTCCACAAAAAGTCCATCCACACCTGATGTAATTTGTGCCATACTCTCTTCATCAAATGTTCCCCTCTTTACAATGTATTGTCTCGAAGCCTTACGAACACCATTTGCTTGAAAGGTTCTGATAAGATTGGTTTCATACAGTTGGTCATACACACGTTTCATGGCACTATAGCCTTCGATTGGTGCATCAGGACATCTGTTGAAATAAAGTGGTATGATTGGAATGATAGGTTTGCCGTTCATGTCCATAAATGGTATTACATCTTTCTCTAAAAATTTATTACCAGAAGAATACTGAGGAGACCAAAAGAATAAATTACCATTTACCAAGTCGTATAGTTCTACAACTTCAATGTATTGAAACATGGTATCGTCATCAACACTATCATCACCGTAAGCGTTATCTTCGTTTTGTTGATGTTTGAAGTAGTCCATCTTTTTGATTGGTTCGTATTGTTTATTACCAAAATTTTGGATTGCTTCAGGTAGTGTTAGGTAATACTTGTGTCCGATAAACCGCTGGTCTTCATAATGTTTTGCATCACGGTCCAAGATAATTTGCCAAGGCACGACTGATGTCATACCAATACGCTGATAAACATCAGGATGTGATTTAGGAAACATCTTTATGAATGCCATAGGGTAAATTAGGGCCAAACGTGAAACATCTTCTAAGCAACTTCTGTATTTTACCAAGAAGTTATTTGCCAAGTTTTGTGCTTTTTTCGGGTCGCCTAAACCACGAGGTCCTGATTTTACCACAACACCAGGATTACGACTGAATAGTGATGCAATGTAGCCTTCAATGTATCCATAACCATCAGATGTCTGTATTAGGATACTACTATCATAGTCCATTCGTTCTTTGTCCCAAAAGTCTGTTTCATAAACTGACTTGTATCGAAACATTTCATGTCTTTTATCTTCCCAATAGTTATCATGTGCTTCACAAATGTGTCTAACATGTTTTGGTTTTATGTCATAAGCCATTACTGTCCTCTCCTTCTAAACGGTATAGGTCCTCTTGCACGAATACGTCGAGCTCTTGTTTTGGTCAAAAACTGCTCCATCATCTGCTCTCTGACAGCATAAATACTTGGGGCAGGATTTAGTTTGGCACCCCACAACGCAAGACAAAAACTTATCAAAACATCGTCGTGGTGTCCTTTCGGATGTTTTGGTGCTCCTTTGTCTTCTGTAATTGTATTTCGTATTTCGGACCATAGACCTTGTTCAACTGTGCAAATTGTTCCATCGCAAATAAGTTCGCGTAGGTTATCATAAATAGCCACTTTATTTTCCTTTCTTGTTGTCCAGTCTCTGCCGCGGTCATCATAAAGATTATGAACACCAAACTCTTTCAACCTGTAAAGAACCAATGCACCTGGTCCATTGCTTTCCACAATTGTGAATGGTTCGCCCCATTCGTGGTAGACATTCCATACTACATCAGCAAAGTCAGCAGGTAAAACAGTATTGCGTCTGTAATGATAAACAGGCTGAAAGGTAGTTGTTGATACAATTGTAATAGTTGAATAGTCTCCACCATTACCATGCGCAACATCAACACCCATCGCATACCGCTCACCTTCTACAGGGTCTGTATAGTGCATGTCATAGTTAGAACCTAAATTCAAGACTTCCAACCGGTCAACAATGTCAATAGGAAAAAATACTTTATCATTGGACATGAATGCTTCATCAACAGAACTGGGAAACTCACGTCTAAATTTTGCTTCACCCATGGTGCTTATTTGTGTTCGCCTCCAATACATTTGACCTTTCTTGAGTTTGAGGTCTTTATGTATCCTCTTCTCTTCTTCAGTCATTGGAGGCACACCATTTTGTCCAAACATACTGGGTTTCTTGTATTTCTTGTGCTGAAACCAAGGAAAGAAACAGATGTGCCATCCATTATTTGGAGCACCCATACACAACCTGTGGTAGGTATCACCTGGTCCATTTGGTGTAGTTTCAATAATTACTTGTCCATCACCTACAGATGCAATAACATTGGCCAATAAGTCTGATTGGTCATCAAAAAAGGCAAACTCACTAATGTGTGCTGAAGAAAAGGTAAAACTTCGGGTTGCACCACCTTTACCACCACCTGTAAATGCACGTAATTCTGCACCTGTATCAGCAAATTTTAGCGTTCTTGAACTTGATTTTGATAATTTTCTTTGTAAAGGTCCAGGCAGTCCCAAATAAAACTGCTTATCAATACTATGAAGATGGTCAGCACTATCGCGTGTGTAACTGATAATAGCATGTGTTGTCGGTTGTGGCTCACAATAAGTCTTCCAAAGGTTGTAGGCTCTGATAAGTGTGGAACATCCTATCTGTCGTGCTTTACATACAACAATGCGATTATGGTTCAGAAGTGCATCCAGTAGTATTTCTTGCTCGTCGTTTAGGACAAATGGTAAAAGTTGTTGTTGTTCCTTGTCGAATACTTTCAGGAACTTGAAGAATACTCTGGGGTCTTCTCTGAACTTTAGTAATAAAGCCTTTGGTATTTTCATTCTTCACCGTAGTATTCAGGTAATGTATCAAAATTTGGTTGGTGTGCTGGGTATTGTTGTCTATCTAAATTACGACATGCTGAACACCAAGCCTGATAATAGTAATAAGTCCTAACAGTTCCGTCTTTCATTTTGCGTTTGTTCTTTCGCATACCAAATTTGTAAAGTGGTTTGATAACCCCACAATGTGGACACTTCTTTGTTTTTACTTTTGTGCTGCTCATTTTCTTCTTCTCCTTCTAAATAAACAATAAACAATAATAACCTACACCATTTAGTAGTCCCTTTACGCTAT